TTAGGTTCATTTAGGATTCCTTCAACTGTTTGCATTTATCTGCATACTTTTGATTATTTAGACAAAAACCTCAAGGGTCAAAATTTTGGCGGGATTTTTTTTCGGCAATTTTTGAAACTAAAAGTCGTTTTTGGTTCTGACAAACTTATAGATGTTGTTGCTACCCCACACCATTTGACCTCCCTTGTATGCTTGGTCAAAGCTATGCAACTTGTCCCCGAACAAATGCATCTGGGATTTGATTGTGACTCCGTTGTGCACACAGTCTCCTATGATATTACCATGCCATGCAAGGTTATCATATTTGAATAGCATACCACACTCTTCAGATTTATTCCACTCTAAATCGTAGTTTTCGATTAATACTTCTGTCTCAGATATATCGACTTTCTTGTGATACCTTTTGCGATAGGGTCTACTGGGTCCATCAGTCCTGTAGTAATTTTGTGACTGAAACCCCCCTTCTATCTCCTTCCATTCCATAAAAATAGTTGCATAGGTTGTAGGAGATGACTGTGCTTGATTTTGATTTGTCCAGAGTCCTAGTAGATAGTCCTCAATCGTCATACACTAAACATTCTGGTTCGTCTGGATGCATCTCACAGAATAGTTCTAATGCATTAGGATCATGGTGATCTCCTGCTACTATCTCATCGTGATGATGCTCTGCATAGACTTCAAGTTCATGTAATTCGACTTTAGCATGTCTGCGTGCTGCAGGTGATGCAAGTGGATTGTCTAGGATTGCTTGGTCTGCTTGGATGTGTTCTTCTATTGTTTTCATTGTTGTACCTCGTTGATACAAAACTATTTATCAAAGTATAGCGTCTTTCATGAGGAGCATTTCCGAAGACATCGTATCTGGGGTTCCTTTATGTGCTATTGTTACAATCATGTAACGTCCACTAAACCTTTTGTCAGTCTTGATTTTATCACCAGACTTTTCAGTTGTTGGCATAGTGACACTCACACCTGACCCTGCATAAAGATCTAAGTTACCAGGAACTGATATTTGAAGTTGAGTATTCTTCAATGACTCCTGTCTTAACCATGCATACGCTTGCATTTCTACAAGTGCCTCATAATTCTTTGCAGATTCTGGTTTACCACCAAAGAACTGACTTACGGTGCTTACTGTCTCTTGAACTACGTTTTTCTTGACATCAAAGTTTTGGTTTGGAAGTACAGCATAGCGCATTCTTTTGGGTGCGTCAATCAATGTTTTGTAATCAGAACCAACTTTTGCTATAGGATTGACTGCTTTCTTACCACCTAAATGTGACATGGTTTTCCACATTTCGGTAGTTTTGTATGTATATTTGTCTAGTGGTAGATCAGGACTCTCACCACCCATCTTGGAGTTAGTCACATCAACTGGGTCAATACCCATACTAAATCCTGTCCATGCTCCATGTCTTAAACCCATCAAGAAGTTTCTCTCCTCTGGAAAAACTATAGTATCAATTTTAAACTGATCGTTTGCCCCATCATCAGTTTTCTTTGGTGAGTAGATATATTCATACAACCTTGAAGTTCCTTTATTAAAGTCTGTCTTCTTAGTAGGTTCTTGTTCATTGATAAGATCAATCATGTTATCAATAGATTTGAAATGATATCCTAGTGCGTTCTCATAGAAAGTAAATCCATTTTGAAAATCACCACCAGATTTTTTCTTTCTCACTGATCTATTAGCTACCCAATAGATTGTGTCCATTGGTCTCCAGTTACAAGCAACAAATGCATGTTTTGTTAAAGTTTCTTCTGCAAATATTTTTTTCCTACTTCCCAGATAACTGTTGTTAGTTACTAGTTGTTTAACAATACCAGATGCTTCATTGTTTTCAAATATGATGCTAGAGTTACCAAATACATTAGTCACCTCATTTTTTACAAACTCATCAGAACAACAGTTGACCACAAATACCTCTGTAGTTTGTTTGATTCTTTGTCTACTGTTGATATTATATGATCGTAAAATATACGTTCTCTTTATTACAGATCCATTCACTACGAATTTTATTTCTTCAGATCCAGTAAAAATATTTGATATCCCTGCAGTATCTTCAAAGAAAAATGTTGCTTCTATTGTGCCCGACTCTATACTTTCATAGACTTCCCATGCTCTTAGAAATGCTACGAGATTATATCCACCATCAGATGATTTGAGTTGCCTACCCTCTCTGAAGACTGATATGTTTACGGATATGTCACCCGCATTAACTCTTTCTACACTCATTTAACAACCCCCCTAGTGAAGTTGTTGTTAGAGTTTAATACACTTGCTGTAGTTTTCAATACACCATTCTGTAAATAAGTTCCCTGACCAGGCATTCCTTGTACAATATCATCTCCTCCTCCACCTCCACTTCCCATGGAGTTGATCTTTGAGTTTGCTTGTGATATCGCAGCAACATTTTGCTCATTGATTTGAATAACTTGCTCTGCAGTTGCATTCATATGTGCCATCATAGCATCCCTTGTTTTATTTGCTTCACTGTTTCTACCCTGAGTTACCTTTTGTATGACTGATGATCCCGCACTTTTCACTTTGTTTATTATTTTACCAAAAACATTTAGTTTCGTTTGATCCTTGAATATTTGGAGCAACTGACCCATTCCACCTTTTGCAGGAGGTGTGACACCACCCTCATCAAACTTAGGTATAGTAAGTTTAGGTAGAACACCACCTGTGGCAAAACTATAATTTGGTGAGACTGGTGTAGAAATATTAGGTGAATAAGTCTGCGTGTATTGTCCACCTTGAGCAAACTGTTGTATAGGTGAAGGGATATTTAATGAAGGAAGTGGAGGTACATTGAAGTTGTTGATCACACCACCTTCAGAAAACCCTTTGACAGGTGGTTTTACATCAGGAAGATCAAACTTTGGTATTGATGGAGGTGATACATTTAAAACACCACCTGTAGAAAACTGAGGTGTTGAGAAATGTGGTAGTGATTGATTAAATGGTACAAGACCACCTTCACTGAACGTTGGTATTGATAGTTTTGGTACATCTAATAGACCACCCTCAGAAAATCCAAGTTTAGATGCCTCTTGCATCCTCCTACCAGTCAGATCAGGATCTTTTCTTGTAGCAGGAGTATCAAATGGGACTATAAATGCTCCACCATCTGCTTTCTGTGAGACATACTCTGTGCCATGACCTATGAATGATGTGCTTCTACCACCATCAAGTGACACAGGATAACCAGACTGAGGACCTGATATCCATCCACCTTTTGCAAATCCTTTGAGTTGTCTTACAGTCTTTGAAACAGGTGCAGGTTTAGGAAGAACACCACCCTCTGAGAATCCTAAGAATTTTAAACCTTTATCAAGCACCTGTTTCTTGAGGATGCCTATCAATATCTTGACACCACTCACAATCAACTTAATAGTCTTGAGAGGATTCTTTAAGAATCCTATACCTAATACTATTGTGCTTAAACCTAGTAATGCTTTACCAAATCCTAATAACTTTTGCCACCAGTTAGTCTCACCACTCAACATCATATACAAACCATCAAGTGTCTGGGTGATTCCAAACTTTGTAAAATCAAATATAAACTTACCAATCTTACTAAGAACTTTGACCAATGTAACTAACTTCTCTTTATTTTCTGGTTTAGCCAACCACATTAGTGCAGGTACAGCAATTGCCATCTTTAGCATGTTACCTAGCATGCCTAGTATTCCTTCTAAGAAACTACCACCTGCTTTCGTAACACTCTTCGCAAAATTTACGAGTGGATTTCCTTTACCTTTCTTTTTCTTTGGAGTTGTAAACTTCTGTTCTTTCTTTGGTTTACTCTTTTGTCTTGCCTCAAACTCTGCTAGTTGTGCTTCTTTAAGTTTCTGTACGGTATCCATGATACCATTTACAGTAGCACCTAAAGCATTGATTGCTTGTGTATTCTCATTAAAATGTTTAGTCGCACCAAAAGGATTGGAACCTTTACCTTTAGGTTCCTCAGTCCCAACAAACTTATAAGTGTTGAGTTTTCCTTTCTTTTGTACTGCGGGTTTTGCCATTATAATCGTCTAGTAGATATGGAAGACATGTACGCTACTTTTGTTCCACCGCCAGTATTTATTGCTACTGGTGTAGGAATAGTCTCTAACTTTGATATTACTATAGGTATTGGTATCATGTTACTGAATGCACTTGCCATTGCTATTTGATCTGACAAACCACCTGCACTAAAGTATGCAGGTTGTGGGACTCTTAAGAGTCCACCACTTGCCATCTCCTCTGCTACATTTTCTGCACCTGTGCCTTCACTACCATACTTAAGTAACTGTTCTTCCCTAGTCATTTCTTGGAACGCTTGATATTCTTCCAAAGAAACTTCATTACCATTAATATATGCTTTACCATCACCATAAAGATCAAGTCTAGCAGATATTTTTTTTACATTAGTAGTTACTGTTTCACCATCAGGACTTATAGTATCACCATCCCCAGTTTCCTCTTCTTTCTTCTTACCTAATACCATGTTAGTGATAGTACCTAAGTCTGGTAACTTTTCAAATATACTATCCATTTGTGTTTTTAATCCACCCAAACCTAGTTTATTAACAATAGCTTCTTCACCCTCTTGGATTTGTGGAACAAAATCTCTAGCAAACATAAAGGCATCTATACCCATTGATATTGGAGGACCTGCTGCGTTACCAAAAGCACCAGACAAATCAAGTATACCAGAAGCACCTTCAAGTAATCCACCTATAGAATCTCCACTTGCTAATCTATCATAAGCAAAAAGCATGTTAACAAAACCACCAAGGATAGGCACTGCCTTTCCTCCTATCTTTTTCAATAATCCTTGACTACCTTCTCCACCAAATTTCTTTAAAACTTTTGTTATCTTATCATATCCAGGAATCTTCTGCAGTTGTTTCATTATTTTTCCACCAACCGCTTTCAATTTCTTGAGAGCAGGTTCAAAATATTGTAGTGCAGGTTCTAAAATCTTCTTCACCACTGCGTCTTTGGCTCTCTTTGCCATCTTCTTGAAGAAGTTACCAGTTGATTTTAGAGCATTATCATACATGCCCTTTAATTTTTTACCTGTTGATACTATATCATCAAACTTCTTCCGTGCAAACTTTGATAGATCCTGATATCCTTGAGCAATAGCTTTAGTAAGTTTTTCACCAAGTTCTTTGACACCAGGTATCTTGTTTATTTGATTCTGAGCAAATTTTCCTACTTTCTTTCCAAGGTCTTTGAAGAAACCTATAATATTTTTAACAGGTTTTGAAGTCGCGACGTCATCAATTTTATCACCAATCATCCTCTGGAGCTTGCCTTGCTTTGATTTCTTAAGTGCTACGTCTGGATCTACACCATTAGCAACTTGCTTTTTATAATCAGCAATCTGATCACTGTTTAAACCTTTCTTCTTAAGTTCTATCTCGTCAAGATCTGCTTTTCTAGTTTTACCTGTCTCTGGATCGATTATCTCATCAGCATCTAACTTTCTACCTGTATCTGGATCGACCTCTGGTTTTTTATTTTTGTTTTTGTTTTTTGGTTTGTCTCGATCAAGGAAGTCGCTTATCCCTTCGTATGCTTTCAGCAACATTAAGTTTGCACCTATTGCTGTAGCAATCTTACCAAATCCTAGTAGTCTCTCACCTATACTCTTCTCTTTACCAAACAACTGATCAACAGCTGTCATGGTAGCATCAATCAGTTGCCCTGCCCAACCAAACAGTTTCTTAAATACAAAGGATGCTTTCTCTATAAATTCTCTAATCTTTTCAGTGTTCTCTGGTTTAGAGAAGTACTCCATCAACTTATAAGTTGCTGCTGCAGCAGCAATAGATGCCAAAGCACCACCTACAGGTCCTAAGAAACCTAGTAGGAAACCTCCCATGCCTTTACCCTTTTTAAAGAGAGACATTTTTGGTTTCTTCTTTTTCTTAAACTCCTTCTCCGTGTCTTTATCTTTACCACTCTTATTAAAGTCATCTACCTTCTTACCTTCTTGCCTATCCTCTGCTGCCTGATCTTTGTCTAATCTCTTTTGTCTACGTTCATCCTTTTCATCATTGAGTCTAGTCTTTCTAAACGCTTCTGATATTTTAACTAGATCAGTAGTAATATTACCAACGCTGTTAAGAGTAGAACCAAGTTGATTTGCAGCGAATATATTAGTATTCACAGCCTTCTTCAACGCTCCCTTCACTGATTTGGAAGCGTTACTCTTAACTTTTTTGTAAGGCACTAGTTTTGCCACTACTTTTGTTGCTCCTTCATGCGTTTTTCTTCTTCTTTAAGGAACGAGATTAACATGTCAACATATAGTTCCTTTTCCCAAGGCATGAGATTATCTATATGCTCAATGTTCCACTTATGGTGGTGCATCAATGCAAAGTTCCCTTCATAATAAGATTGAAGACTAGTATGCAGTAGAGCTAAGCGAAAAAAGACGCTAACCCTTCTAACACTACGTCACTTTCTTTTCCTGTGTTTGGATTAGTGACCTTGATAGTATGAGTCAACTTGGGCATGGTATCAAAGAACTTCTGAACCAAACCAAACTGTGCACTGTTCATGTCGTCAAAGAACTCTTGGATCTCATTCGGAGGAACTTCTGCACACACATATACTTGATTAGGGTCTTGAATAGTTTTTATACAGGACGCTGCCATTTTAAAAACTTCATCAACACGGTTTTCGTCTTCATCAGTAAAGTTTGCGGTGACAAACATGTCCAGACTAGGATAACCCATTGTTATAGAACATTCATCAGATAATTTTATCTCTGCCTTATGTCCTCTAGTCTTTTTAACTTTGATTGTATCCAATGGAATAGATACGTTTACAGTTGTCACATTATCATCAGGGCAAGTAACAACTACATCTACAGTCTCTCCTACAGATTTGCATCTGATATTAAGAAAAAGATATTCGATATCGAAGGTTGCTAACCCCTCTACGGTTGTCAAATCCGTACAAGATATAATAATGTTTTTGATTGCCTCAATGATATCTGACTGTTCGCCAGTTTCAGTAGCAAGCAATAGTAACTTCTCTTCTTTTACAAGGAATGGTCTGAAGTTCACTGTTCTACCGTCTGACGGTAGTTTCAATTTGTACTTAGGTACATTTAACTTAGGTAATGCCATAAATTATTTCACGTCATATTTTATTTAGCAGACTACGCTGAGAAGGATCCTGCGAGGTCAAAAGGTCTTACTTGTCCTGCTAAGAATGTTTGACCAGATCTTGTAAAGGTATTTAAAATTTGACTACCCTCTTGGAAATCTCCTAGAACTCCACCAAAGGGAGCAGGGACTGTCATAAAGAAGTTATTACCTGGATCTGTAATCTCATCTGGTGCATAGAATCTATATCTTTCATAGAAGAATCCTATACTCAAAGTCATCTTGGTGTTTTGTTCATTATTTAACTCTATAGAACCAATATTATATGGAAATACATTTTGCATCTCCCAACAACCAGTCAGTTCTCCTAGATTATTAAACCTAACATCTAACCTATCTGTGTAACTATTTGTCTCCCATTTGTATATCCTTACTCTAGGTGCAGTATATCTTTCATAGAAATCAACGTACTGATTGGAATCTCTTGTGATTCTACTCAACCATGTTTCAAATATTGCTCTCGTATATTGTGATCTAGGTATAGTAAACTCTATACTCATCTCACTGAATGCTTGGTTGGTTGCATACTTTACAGACGCACCTGGTGGTTGAAACTGTGCAGTAGTGAGCTGTCTACTAGGTAGATTCACAGTGTTTGCATAGTAATCTAGTAAGTCAGCAGCAGTTCCCTTTTCTAAAGTCAGAGTTTCACCTCCACTACCACCTCCTAGAGATGCTGACTGTAGTATCGATGGAGTTGAAAAACTAACCGACCACTTGTTTAATGTAGCAGGTGTGTTCTTACTATTCTTAAGCATGTTGCTAAGAAACCCACCTACACCATGCATAGGAGCGACTTTTCTAGCGTTCTGCGGACTAGGGATTGCCATTATACTTTAAGTTCCTTTTCAGTGATTAACATAAACTCCCAAGAGTGATCTTTACAAAATTCAGTTGCTGCTTTCCATTTCGCTTTATTAATATGATAGGTAACAACCTCATTTATGTATCTCTTTGTGTTTCTTTTTTGAGGTTTGGGTTCAAGGGTTTGCTTGAATGGTTTTACCTCTACCAGATACTTTCTATTCTGTATTTTGACATAGAAATCTGGAAAATATCTGTGACGTTTACCATCAGCAGGTGAGATATATGGAATGATAATCTCCTCACTACCCCATTCTTGTACAGA